GCGCAGCAGCGGCGTCGAGCCGTCCCTGATGTCGGGCTTGAACCAGCGCGGGTCGCGCCAGCACAATTGGCCGAGCTGCCAGTCGCCCTCAGAAGTGTCCCAGACGATCTCGATCAGGCTGATGCCCTTGCCGATCGCATCCAGCATGTCGAACAACTCGCTCTGCAGCGTATCGCGCGAAAGGCCGGCCTCGATAAAGGCGGCATGCGCCTTGGCGTCGGGCGTATCCTCGGCGGGATCGACATGGATTTCGAGCTGCGCCACCGAACGCTTTCGCGTCGCCAGCACGCCGGTGTAATGCAGGTCGCGCTCCTCGATCTGTTCGGCCAGCTCAAAGAATGCGATCGGGTCGCCGCCATCGGCCGCGCGCAGGATTCCTGCCAGCCGGCGCGGATCGAGGCCGTCGCCGGGATAGCCTGAATAGGGCGAGCGCACGCCTGAGATGGTCGGGCCGGCGATCTCAGCGGTCAGCATCTCGCGCTTGATCGGCAGGCCGTTATAGGGCTCGTACAGCACCACATCTCCAGCCATCAAATGCCTCCCCGTAGATTCGCGCCCAGCGGCGGCCGCCACCAGTCGCGCGTTGTGCCTTCGTCATCGTCCGGCGGCCCGCCGTCTTGCGGCCGCGCGTCCGTTGCAGCGGAGCGATAGCCGAACTCGACAATGCCGGCCCTGGTCTGCGCATAGGCCAGCACCAGCGCCACCGCAAAGTCGCCGTGGCGCTTGCGGCCGTCGGTGCCGGTGGTGCGCAACGCCGGGATCTGCGGAATGCCGCGCACGGTAGTGACGATCGAGAGATCGTCGAGCAGATTGGCGTCCAAGGGCACATAGAGCGAGCCGTCCTCGAGCGCGGATTTCATCGGCGGAAAGTTTTCCAGATACCACTGCGCGGTCATCTTGACCTGTTCGACTCGCAACGCGCCGTAGCGCTGGGCTGCTACTTCGGCGAGATACGCGCCGTTGCCGGTGGCGTCCATCTTGCCGCCGATGAAGCGCGGCAGGCCGTCGCAGATATAGAATAGTACCTGGCGCTGCTGTTCGAAGGGGATGTTGCCCATCTCGACCACGAAGGGGACGACGCGCTTTAAGGTTTTGCCGATCTCGATCGGCGCGATCACGGAAAGGTCGACGTTGCGGGCAAAGTCCTGGCCAAAGCCGTGTTGGCGATCCTTGTCGAGCGCCTTCAAAGGCTCTTTAAGCGTTTCGTCGCACCACGCCTTGATATCGCTCTCGCGATGCTCCTTCGGCAGATAGGTGAACTCCGCCGGCCGCTCCAGCCTGTATACCTTGAGATCTCCGAGCATGCGGCCCTCGATCAGAGGGCGCGGCAGATAGATGCCGCCGCCTTGTGAGGGAATGCAGAACAGCTCTTCGTCGGCGCCGTCGCCATAGAATGCGATGATGCTGGCGCGCCATTTGGCTTCCGCCTCCGGCGACCACGGTTTTCGCGTGACCAGCGCGATGCGCTGATAGAGACCATCCTTCAGCGCGTCGTCGAAGTCGACCTGCAACAGCGCATAGGGCACCCGACCGCCGCGGATATCCTGGACCAGCTTGTTGAACTCGTTGCTGTCGCCGTAATGGGTCGAGATCACCAGTACCTTGCCGCCCCACATCAGAAGCGCGAGGGCGGCCTGCAGCATGCCCTTGAGATCGTCGTGGAACGCGGCTTCGTCGATGATGACATAGCCCTGACGGCCGCGCAGCGAGCGCGGGCGCGACGACAGCGCAATGATTTCGAAGCCGGAGGCAAAGGCGATGCGGAACGCCTTGATGCTGGAATCCGTTTCGCCGTCGTCGAACACGAACTCCTCGATTTCGGCGGAAGCTTCATTGAAACTGCGCGCCCACATCCCGCAGACGTCGATGAACTCGCGCGCCATGTCGAGGTTGTAGCCGATATAGAGCGTGTCCATGCCGCCGGCCGACTTGGCCGCGGCCGAAGTAAGCACCGCATCGGCGCCGGCCGCCCAGGTCATGCCGGTGCGGCGCGATTTCGGCACCACGGTGACCGGATTGAGCGCGGTGGTCTGCAGCAGCTTCTTCTGATAACCGATCAGCACATCGGGAATGCCGCCGGCCTCGATCGCGAGCTGCGTGCCGGCCAGCATGCCGTCACGCCGGGTCTGCGCCCACTGCGCCTCTGACATGGTGCGTGCGTCGGTCATTGATCGACCCGCGCCTTGCGATACCGCCAAACCTGCCGACGCTCGCCTTCGTCGTCGATCGTCACCAGCTTCCGCTCAAGCCAGCCGGTTTTGCGATAGACCAGCTTGCCGTTTTCCATTTCGCTCTGGCTGTAGGCGTCAACCCACACCGGCCACCACGCGAAATACGGCTCCCATTCCGTCGCCAGCGCTGGCGATGACATCGCAAGCAGAAAGATGAGCGCGACGACGCCGCTCCTCTTCATGATTTCACCTTGGTATCGATGCCGAGAATCCTGCTCTTGATCTTGTCGACCGTGGCCGCCGACAGCCCCGCCGTTTTCGCCACCGCATCGACCGCTTTCGACGCCTTGTCGTTCAGCTCCGCCTCGATCTTCTTGCGGGTCTCGCTGGAAATCTTCTTGGCCTGCTCGGCGGCGGTGAGCGCGCGCGCGGTCATCATCAGCATTTCGGCGGTGTCGCCGTTGGCGGTGAGCTGGCCGGCATTGCCGAGCATTTCGAAGATCAGCGTTTTGATGGTTTCGGCCACCATCAACGTCACCGAATTGTCGCCGGCCTGGTCGAGCTTTGGCGCCAGCACCGCGGCGATCTCGCGGGTTTCTTGCAGTCGGCGGCCGTGGATCGAGATCGCGATCGCGGTGCGGTTGAAGGCCGAGCGCGAAATCACCGGCGGTTCGGCGCTGGCGTCCTCGGCCATGGATGCGGCTTTTAACCGCGCATTAAAGCCGTCGAGGATTTCGAGCTGGGTCAGCCTGCGCAGCTTCAGTTCCTCGAACGCCCAGCTGCGGGCTTCATCGGCCCAGGGCGGCAGCTGGTCGATCGCGGAGATGCGGCCGCGCGTTACTCTCGCCGCTTTCATGGCGTTACGCCTCCGGCGGGGATGGCCGCTTGACGCCCTCGATCAAGATCCGGCGTTCGACATGCTCCAGGCCCTTCGGCCGCAGCGTCGCCACCACCACGCTGCCGATCACGGACTTGCTGATGGCATCGACCCGTTCCAGATAGCTCAATTCCTCGCGCACCCATTCGCGGGTCTTGGCGATGCCGAAAGCCTCCAGCGTCTGCTGCAGCAAATTGTCGTTGAGCGAATAGTTCGACTGGCTCTGCAACTCGCGCAGGATGATCAGGCGCGCGTCCTCGCGGATGATGTCTTTGCTCATTTCGCCATCACCTTTTCCATGATCGCATCCTGGATGCGGTCCGCAATCGCCGAGATCGGCTTGACCCGTTCGGTCAGGCCGCGCATTTCCGTGCGCATTTCGCCGATCGACAATTCCAGCCGGTGCGTGGTCTCCTTGTCCGGCAGATGCTTCAGATCGTTCTGCACCACGGTGACCTTGTCCTCGACGATGTCGAGCTTGCCGGCGAGCACGCCAACCTGATCCTTGCTGGCCTTGCTCTCGACCCACTCCTCGACCGAAACGAAACGCTCCTCGATCTTTTTGGATCGGCCGCTGAATTCGGACCTCACCAAAGCAATGACCGAAAGCAGCACGGCCGCCCATGGCGCGATGTCAGCCCACGAAATCATCACTTCCCCTTCGCCAGTCCCTCGCGCTGCCGCACCTGGCAGTCGTGAGTCGCATCGATATTGTCGTCGGCTTTGTCGAGCGCGACCGCGTAAGCGCCGATGATGGGCCAGGGATCAACTGGCGCCTCCACGCGCGGGTGCGCGACCGGTACGGCCAAATGCTCGCACTCGCGCGACAAGGCCACGCTGTGGTTGGTCGGCGCCGGCGCGCTGCGTTCTGCGCTGAAGAGTGTGCAGCCAGTCGAGGTAACCAGCAGGAGGCTCGCAAGCAGCGGATTTGCCAAACTTTTGGGGATACTCATTGAGCGTACTCTCTGCCTGTTGCGCGCGCGCTTCCGCCACGCTCTTCAGCCGGTCGGCTTCGTCGGCGACCTGCCGCTGCTGATCGAGCTGAAACTCTGAAAACGCCAGATCGTTCTTGACTCGCTCCATCTCGGCGCGATCGTCGGCGACGCGAAAGCCGAGCAAAAATATCAAGGCGATGGCGGCGCCGAACTGCGCGAGGATGGCGAGCCGCTGCCAGGCCGCGACCCATGGGATCAAGGTGGCGACCGCCGGCACATGCGCGACCAGGAAGGCGGCGACCGCGAGCAGCGCCAGGCCGATCAGCACCGGCGGCGAGGTGGCAAAATCCCAAAATAGGTCGCCGGTGAAATCGCTGACCTTCTCGACCAGGCCGAGAATTGAGCCGGGGATATTGCTTAAGAGGTTCCAAAGCCAATCCATCATGCCGCCTGTGGTGCGTAGGTGTCGGGGACATCAGCCATGGCGTTGCCGTCGATGGCGCGGCGCGCGTTTTTGGTTTTGCGGTTGGCCCAGATCGAGTAGCCGATCGCAGCCAGGCCGAGCAGCACGCAGAGAACAGTCAAGCCGGTGTAGATCTTCATCATGGTGTCGGATGCGTAGGCCAGCGGCGCGATCTGGTCGCGCGCGCCTTCGAGCACGCCGGTGACGGCGCCGGAGCCAACGCCGGCCTTGACCGCGTCGCCGGCATCGACCGCGGGCTGCGCCACGTCGGACGCATAGGCCTTGTCGTGGCCTTCCGGTTGCGCGTCGATCGGCTCCGGCGCCGGTGCACGGACGCTGTCTTCGATGGTTTGCGCTGCCCAGCTCTGGCCGATCGCCTTGACGTTGGCGACCCGCGCGGTCCAGCCGTTTTTATTGGCGGACCAGGTGGACAATTCCTGCATCATGCCAAGCCGGCGCGAGGCCATGTCGGCGAGCAGGCTTTTGTGATCGGGATGATTCTGCAGCGCCGCCAGCGTGCCTTCGCCGAGATGGCCGTCGATGACATCGTGATAGCAGCCGGCCGCGGCGAGGCCGCGTTGCAGCCAGAGCGTCGCCTGATACGGCCCCGACAAAATGCCGCTGTCGAACATGAAGAGATCGATGCCGGCGGGCAACTCGTCGCCACGCACCGCGTTCCAGAACTGGAATCGATAAATCTCGTCGCGCTCGGCGATCCACTCCGGCGTGTTGCGCATCGCGGCCATCAAGGGCTGGCGCGGCTTGCCCTTGCGGCTGCGAAAGCCGTCATAGACCCGCTGGGTGACACCTTCGAGCGTGACGCCGCCGCGATCCTCGCTTTTGGGACGGTTGGCGAAGCCGCCCTCGTAACGCAGCTCGATCGGCATGCATTTTTCGAGACCGCCGATCATTCCATCCGCCTAACGCGTTCGATGCGAACTTTTGCAATCAAGACTCGGACGCGGCCGGCGACGATCATGCGCAACGCGCGCGCGCCGCTCCTGGAGAGATCGAGATCGGCGCCGGTCTTGATGTTCGGCCCGCGATCGGTGACCCGGCAGACCACGGTGCGGCCGCGCCAGCTCACCTTGAGGCTGGTGTTGAACGGATAGGAGCGATGCGCGCAGGTGCAGCTGTGCAAGGCGTAGCCGGCGCAGGCGCCATCAGGATCGAAGCGCTCACCGCTGGAAGTGTGCGGGCCGTTTTCGCTGCCGTACCAGGTCGCGATTTCCGCGCGCGCGTGGGCCGGGCCGACAATGACGGCTAGCGTGTTGACCGCCAGCGTCCAGACAATCGCGATCAGCACACCACGCAAGACTCAGGCCCACCCCGCATTGAGAGGCCCGAGGAATCCCGTAATTTCCCGAAATCTAAAACACTGACATGCGTCAGCGCCGAGGGTGTTTCCTGTGAAACAAACTCACAGCAGCCGGCCTTGTTTCGGCTTTTTGTCTTCCGGCGCCTTGCTGCCGGTATGCCGGGCGCGATGGCGGTGTACGGTTCGCTGCGTGACGCCGGCAACGCGTGCGATCTTGCTCGATGACGCCTCGTCGCCAGCATCCATCTCGTGAATGCGCTTAGCAATGGCTCGCTGCAGCTGGCGATAGGAGCCGCCGACGTGAAGCGGAATTTCGATCCGCTGGCCGCGGCCATCGACCATGAAATGGTTGCACAGTTTTTCCGCCGCTTCGCGCCCGACGCACTCGACCAGCCAATGCGCGTCGGTGACCTTGGCCGGGATATAAACACGGGTGCCGCCGGCGCGTGATGCAATGACCAGCGCCGCGGCATCGCCTGCCGCGTCCGCGATCTCCTGCAAAATGCCTGGCAGCGCTTCGGTCATCGGCCGATCACAACTCGAAGGTTGTTTTATAGAAACGCGACGGCCGCTCGGCTGCGGGCGTCGGTGAGAATTCCGACGCGGGCTTGCTATAGAGACGTGCCCTTGGCGGTCGGGGGCAATCAATACCCTCAGTCCTCAGCATCTCGTAATGCCGCGAGACCGTCCGGCTCGCGCATTTGAGTTCGCGGGCCACCTCGCGGTAGCCGCGACCAACCTTGAAGCCCGCTTCAATCTTCGCGACTTCGTCGGCGCTGAGGTGAACGCCGGCAGTCCGCGTCTTTTCCCAATCGTCTTTTTTTCGCCGGCTCATTCTGATCTCCCCGCTCCGGACTTCTTCCGTTCGCTCGCTTCGAACTTCTCGCGCACCGCGCGCGCAAAGCCGTCGCCGTAGTCGCGCGCGATGTCGCCGAACAGAAACTCGCGCGATAGGCCTTCGGTCTGCCGCAGTTGCTTGAGGAGGGATTCGGCTATCGTCATACCCCCCCCCCGACAGGGCGCGGGCCTTCTTGCTAGAACCAGGCATTGTTGATCCTTCCGGCCTTGAGTTTCGGGACCAACTGATCCGCCGATCGCGGCGCGCGCTCCTGTGAGTGCGCGCGGCGCAGATGCGAGGCGCAGTAGGGATGGAAGGTCTCGCTGCCGGGTTTGCGCTTGGCCACCGCGCCGCAGAAAAAGAAATCTGCCTGGCCGGGCTCGCCGACCGGCCAGCGACAGCAATTGTCGGCGAGATCGGCGAGCTGCCGCCGCTGCGGAAGCGGAATTTCGAGATCGACGATCGGCGGCGGCAGCGGTTCGTCCGCCTTCACCCGCGGCATCACGATGCGCGGCTGGCGCGGCGGCCTCGGCTGGCCGGCGCGTTGCTTGTTGTCGTTGCGCAGCTGCGGGCGCTGCGCCAGCGCCGGATCGACGCCGAGCAGGATGCCTTTGCGATTGCGCTTGCCGATCACGGCGTTGCGGGTGACGCCGCCGATCAGGCAGGCGATCTGGCTGTCCGACATGCCGCCGGCGTATAGCGCGAACGCCACACGCTCGCGGGTTTCGGTCCAGCCGACCTCCCGTTGGGCTTGCGCGAGGTCGGCATCGCTTACGCAGACTCTGGCGTTCATGGCCTCACCCCTGATCCAGCGCCCAGGGCGGCAGCGTGATCTCGATGGTGAGGGGGCCGCGATCGTCCACATCCACCAGCTCGGCCGCGCAGTACGCCTTCTTGCGCTTGTCGGTGCCGAGCTGCGCGACATGACCGCAGTAGAGGGCAAAGCCACCCTTGGCGCCTTCGCTGGCCTTGAGTATCCCGGCAGTATTGGCGACCAGCCGCACCACGCCGCGTTCGTCGCCGCTGCCGACCAAGAGATCGAATTTGTCGCCGTTCGCAATCTTGGCGGTTCCCGCAAACGCCTTCGATAGCCCGATACGTAGGCTGGGCAGCGCGCCCCCCCCCATGACGACAATGCTTGCCGGCATTCCCTTACCACCGCCGGTGATGATCGATTCTAGTTTCTCAAAGGCCATTTCACTTCTCCGTTGCGTTGCTGGATGCTGCCGCCTGCTCACGCCGCGCCAGCGCGCCGCGCAATTTGTGGCCCAGCGCCTTTTGCACCAGGTCGTAATCGGTGGACCGGAAAGCTTCCCAGCGGTTCAGGCGGGCGACCTTGCCGGCGTAGCCGAGCAAGTCTTCCATCGGATCGACGGCGCTGCCGACCGGCTTGACCGCGCCGAGCGCGATCAGCCGGCGCCACTGCGCATCCAGCACCGCGCGTTTTGTCAGTATCGCGTCCTCGCTGTTGGCGGGCCATGCGACGTGAGCGGCGCGGCCGAGCCAGGACTTCAGGCCCTCGATCGCGCTGTTGCCGGCCCTGGCATCGGCGAGGAAGCGGACATGGGAGACGCCGGTCTGCCGCTCCAGGAACGACAGCATCGCGTGATCGTCGCGGGCGCGCACCACGCCGAGATTGTAACCGGAGATCCACAGCGCCCGCAGTTTGCCGCCGATGGCGGTGTCGAGGCCAGCGACCGCGCCTTGCGCTGGCGAACGCTCGCCGGTGAGTTCGCGCATCCGCTCGATGACGCGCGCAGCACTGGCCGCGCTGAGGTCTTTGGCGCTGCGCACCTTGGCCTGCGCATAGAGAAAATCGCGATAGGCGTCGTCGTCAAAGCCGAGCTGGCCCTTCAGCACATGAATGGTGGCGATCATCGAGGTGGGCGCGCGGTGTTCGGTCAACTGCATGGGTTCAACTCGTTCGGTTAGAGACTTGAGGGCGGGCGGCCCAGTTTCGGCTTGAAAAATCCGTTGTCGTCGCGGCTGCCGATCGGCACGATCGCCAGTTCAAAATCCAGCGTGTTGAGTGCTGCTTCCAGCAGGTCGACATGCGGCATGCATTCGCGCCAGCGCCGCAGCGTGTCGTAGGAAACACCAGAGCGGTTCGAGACATCGCCGAAGGTCGCCAGATGAAGGTTCATCCCGACGAACAGGCCGCGCACCACCGGCGCGGTATGACGCGGCACCGCGATCGGCCTTGGCTTTGCGATCTCGCGCGCGGCGCGCTGCCTGGCGAGAAACCCGGGGTCGGCGCGCAGCGCGTTCAACCGCTCGGCTTGGGCGGCGCGCGTCTCCACCGTCCAGCCCTTTTTGCCGTGGTTCTTCTTGGCCTGAAACAAGGGGTCGGCATTGCGCGCGCTCATCCGCTTCGACCGCGCGTCGCGATCTTGCTTCGATATCCGGTAGGGACGCCGGGGACCGCTCACGCCGCCACGCTCCCCTCGGCTTCGTCGAGAAACAGCGTCACCGCATCGATCAGGATGGCGTCGGGTTCCTCGTTGAACAGCGCGCAGTAATTCAGCAGCTTTTGTTCGAGAGCCGGCGGCAGCGTGTAGGGCGCTGGCCCGCTCGGCACGATCGCGATCGAGCGGGGCTTGTTGTGCAGAAAGGTGATCCAGCCGCGCTCCTGCAGTGCGACCAAAAGATGATGCACGCGGCCCTGCGATTTCAGTCCCATCATTTTGGCGATCTCCCGTGAAGTCGGCGCTATGCGGAAATTGGCGATGTGCTGCTCGATGATGCGAAAACAATCGCGCTGGCGGTGGGTGACGCCGAGACGTGCGGGCGGCGGCGCCGGTATCTGCGCGAGCGCGTTCATTGTTCGGCCTCCGGCTTGGCCTCAGGCAACTTTGCCGAATCCGGCTTGACCTCGAAGGTCTCGATGCCCTCGACGATCTCGACGCCGTCGATGGTTTTGGCGAGCACGGGATGGCGCAGCATCTGCACCTTGTCGATTTCGATCGAGGGCCTAAGAAACGCCGCCATCGGCTCGCCGGCGGCCTTGATGCTGGCGATGATGTCTTCCATCTTGCCGCTGGTCTTGACCGCCATGGTGTTCCAGCGCCACGCCACCTTGCCGACCGTGAAGTCGGCGGTCTTGGTCTTGCCGCCGGCGGTGAGCGCCCTTCGGTTGGCTTCGCAATACAGTTTTATCAGCGCGAACAATTCCTCCGTCCTCTCGCGGAAAGGTGCGGCGGTCATCACGGCGGCGTTTTTGAGGTTGGCAATGCCCTCGTTCATTTCGATCTCGATACGATCGAGCTGGCGCAGTTGCGCGCCGTATTCGGCGATCATCGCCGCCGCCTCTTCGTGGCTCTGCGGCGCGTGCAGTGCTGCCGCGGCTTTAACGGTCGGTCCCATCGTTCTTCTCCTGGTTGGTGGTCTCTGATTGAGTCTCTCCGAAGCCGAGCGCTTCCAGCGAAGCGCCGAGCACGGCGATCTTTTGCGCGACCTCGCGCCGCAGCGCCGTGCGGGCGTCGAGATCGGTTACTGTCTCGAACTGGTCGGCGGTGGCGAGCATGTCGAAGGTGAGATCGGCCAGCGTCTGCAGCGCCAGCAGCCGCTGCGCCAGCGCCACGATTTCGACGGTGGAGGCGCCGATCGCGCCGCGCGCGCCACTCGACAGAATGCGGCTGGCGATCGCCACCGCATCGACAAAGGCAGCCTGGTCGGCCAGCGAGGGTTTTGCGATCGCTTCGTTCATGACGCACCGTCACGGTTGGCGCCGCGCGCCGCGCGCGGCTGCGGAAACACCATCACGTTGCTGTCGGGTCTCGCCGCCTCGACCGCGATATCGACCACCGTGAGGTCGACGCCGAGTTCCAGCATCGCGACCGCAAAGGTGACTTCCCTGAGATCGTGGCCGAACTGCAGCCATGACTCTTCATCCGGGAACGGATCGCCGCGCGACCAGGCCGCAAAGGTGTCGCGCAGCCGTTTGAGTTTGGCGCTAACCATCTGATGGTGCCTCCGTGGCAATGCGGGAATGCGGGCACTTCGGCGTCCCGATGCCGCGGCATTTGCGAAAAAAGCGCGAGCGCAGCGGCGAGGCGCCGGTGTTTCCTGTTCGCTGTTCGTCGCGGCAACGGTCGAGCCCGATCTCGCCGACCACCGGGCAGAGCACGACAGCGCTCATCAGCACGCCGCGCACTTTTGCTTCGACCCGGTCGAGATCGCCCGGGTATTTTTGCGCGAACACGCCTGACAGCACCGCGCCGGAATAGCCGATGCGCTTCGCCACCTTCGACGCGTCGGTGCGGTTGGCTTCCAGCGCCAGCACTTCGACCCAGTCGGGAATTTTCTCGCCCCAGGCGGCGCGCGCTTTGGCGAGGAAGTCGGTCTTGGCCTTGCTCAAGGCGCTACCTCGCTGGCGAGCGCCGGCGCGCCGACGAACGCCTTGAGGTTGGGGTCGTACATCGCGTCCGCGCGCAGCGCCTTCAGGCACGGCGGCAGCGGGCCGGTATCCATGCCGGGCTTGAGCCGCCACGTCGCCGGCTTGCTGCCGACAGCTGATAGCACCACGGTGAGATAACCCGCCGTGGTGAGGTAGCAGACGTAGCGTTTTGTCAGGGCGTAGCTCGGCTTCACGTCATCGGTCGCCGCCGTGAACATCAGCTCGCGCAGGCCGAAGCTCTTGATGCCGCGGATCGCGGTCCAGAGATTCCCGATCGCGGCGTCGGCAATACCGGAGCCATCGGCGCGAACGCGGGGCGCGCGGTTCGGAGACTTCAGCAGCCGGAAGCGGGAGGCTTCGAACCGTTTGGCCGGCCGGTCTTTTCGGCCAACCCTTTCGACAAAGCCGCCGGCGATCAGCAGGCGGACGTATTTCTGGATCATCTTGACGTTGACGTTGCTCTCGCCGTCGATGTCGGCGACCGTGAAGTCGCCCTGCGCGCGGTGCAGCTTGCAGATGATCTCCCAAAAGCCGGCGTTGCCGCGGGGTACGCGGACTTTTAAGGAAGTCTCGTGGTAATGCTCAGCGCGCATCAGGCGACCTTGGCGATGCGGCGGGAAAACATTTCGACCTGACGCGGCTGCGGCGGCGCGCCGGTGAAGAAGGCTTCACCGCCCCATATCTTGAGATCGAGCGCCTTGAGGTGTTTGTTGCGGGCGGTCTCGGCGGCAACAGCGAGGTTGACCACGATGCGGCGCGCCCGGCCGCCGGCGGCGACGCGGATCGCTTCGAGCAGATCGTCATGGATGGCGACGCCGGGCACGAACGCTTTAGCAAACACCTTGCAGTCGTCGAGATCGCAGGGCTGTGCGGCAAACCAGTCCAGCACGCGGTTGTGGATCCGCTCGACCGTCAACAACTTGGTCGGCAGCTTCTCCTCGCCGATCAGAATCACCGGCGCGCCAGAGGATTCCTGCAGCTCGCGCACGATCTCGATAAATCCCTTGTCGACCAGCTTGTCGGCTTCGTCGATGATCAGCGGGCGCGACGGGTCTTCGCCCATCGCCGCGATGACGCGCTCGGCCAGGTCGGCGATCGGCAGCCGCTCTTTCACATTCTCGCCGAACTCGCGCAGGATGGCGCGCAACAGCGTGCGGCGGGTCCAGCTATCGCCGACCTCGACGCGAACAGCTTTGGTCTTGTTCTGCACGTAGATCGAGGCTTGAGACTTGCCGTAGCCGGACGGCGAGTGACAGACGCCGAGGCCGGGCAGATGCGCCTCGCGGTCGATCAGGCGCTGCGTCATCGCCATGAAGGAGGCGACGTTCTTGATGGCGATCGGGCCGTGCTGGATCGGGTGGTTGCTCATTGGTATCCTGACCTTCTGTATGAGTTTCGGTTAGACGCTCTCGACTTAGACGCTCTCGATTTGGGACTCCGTTGGTTCGGCCTCGCCATAGGTGGCGAGACAGGCGCGGTACTCCGGACCTTCGCGGTAGCCGCCGAGCCACAGCAGCTCATCCGGCTCGACGAATTCGTCGCGGGCCTTTCGGGCCTCGATCGCGCGGGCGCGATTCCAGCGCTGATGCATGGTCTCGACAGTCCGCAGCGGCTTGACGTTGGCGGCAGGCTGCGCATCGGCGGCGCGCAGCTGCTCGGCCAGCGCGCGCACCGCGTCGGAATGAACCGGCGCTTCCGGGGTGTGGGCGTCGCGCGCCGCAGCCAGTGCCGGCGTATCGTGGGCGGATTCCTGTTTCGGGAATTCCACCAGCTTGCCGGCATCGACCAGCGCCTGGCGGTGGATCGCGCTCGCAAAGTCTCCCGGCTTGATCTTGCGGGCTTCGCGCTTGGCGCCTTCCATGCGCTCGTTGATGAGCGCCTTCTGCGCCCCGCGCGCGGCGGCGATCGCCTGTGCCGGATCGATGCCAGCCAATTCCGGCGCGACTGCTTCGCCGAGATAAGTTTCGCCATCGGCCGCGAACACATAGGCGCGGCCCATGTCCGAAGCGTCCATGCGTACCAGCACGGTGTCGCCGACATTCAAGAAACCGCCGAGGTAATGCGCGCCTTCGATGCGCAAGCCGGTCTTGGTGACGATGCGCATTCCATCCTTGCCGGCGACTGGCGCCAGCAGCATGTCGAGCGCGCGCACGTCTTCAATTCGCTTGACGGAGCCTGCCGCCATCGCCGCCACCGCGAATGGCGAAAAACCTTTTAAGGAGGCGTGCGGCTTGGTGCCGTAGATATCGTTGCACCATTGATCGGCGCGGACCTGCAGCTCCGCCATCGACAGCTTGATTTCGAACATCGCCTCTGGTGTCTCGCCGAGCCGGGCCGAAAACGCCTTGCGACCCTCGATCACCTTGCGATCGGCAACGCTGTGGCCGATAAAACCTTCCAGCGTGCGCATCAGGCCCCTTTGCAGCGTGCCGATGGCGCGCTCGACATGGCCTTTTTGTTCCGGCGAGAACGGCGCGGATTTTTCGTGCTCGATCTGCAAGCCGGCGAACAGCCGGCGCGTGGTGTGGGCGATGAAGTCCGAGCCGTTGTCGGTCTTGATGCGTTCCGGCACGCCCCAGGCGAGAATGGCTTTGCGGATCAGCAGGCCGACCGCCGCGGCGCGCGGCGTTTCCGTCACCAGCGCGATCAGCCGGCGCGAATAGATGTCGATGCAGACATAGATCGCCGGCCGGCGCCGGTCCGTGGTCATCATATCTGCCGGCGAGGCGTCGATCTGCCAGACCTCGTTGAGGCGCGAGGCCGGGGTAGCCACCCGTGCCGCAAACCGCATCGAACTTTTGAAGCCGTCGGGATTGCGGATCGACTCGATCTCGACCCGGTAGGTTGTTTTCCAGGCCTTTAAGGCGGCTTGAAAGGTGCGGATCGGCGGCAGCGCGACGGTGCGCTCGCCGATCGAGAGCACCGGGAAAGCGTCGGCGACCAGACTGCGGATATGATGCGCTGTCAGTTGCGGCTGCTTCACGATCAGCGCCAGCATATGGGTGCGCACCGTGCCGTCATTGGCGCGATCGAGCACGCCGGTGCCCTTGCGCGCGGCGGATCGATCGACCGCCAGCTTTGTTCCCTTGCCGGCCTTCGCCAGCGCCCGCCAGCGCGCCAGCGTGCGCGGGGTCAGGTGCTTGACTTCGGCCGTGATCCAGGACGCCAGATCGAGCGCGCCGGTGGCATAGAGATCGCAGAGCTGGCGGTCGGCGCGCTTGTGACCGACACCGGCGGACGCCGCGAGCCGGTCGGCATGCGCGAGCAGCGCCAGCCGCGCGTCGCGCGCCGAGGCGGCGCTCGCTGTGACGTTGCCGGCGCCGGGTTCGCAGGCGGCATCGCGCGCCATCGCGGTCGGCAACTCCACCGCTTCGATATGGCGGCCGACATAGGCGGCGCGCGCCGCCGGAGGTAGCGACTCCACCGCGTATTCGAGACCGCCGCCGCGCCCGCTACGTTGACGCGCGATCCAGCCCATCTTGCCGGCGTTGCGTTTTACCGCGCGCTCGACAGCGGGCAGGCCCGGCAGCTTTTCCGCTGCAATTTCTGCGGCCGATAAATACATCTTCACGTCTCGTTGCCCCGTCCCAAAAAGTCAGCTTGCGCGGGTCTCGCGCAGGTATTCGCGATCGAAGGTGATGACGGCCATGCGTGTGGTGCCGCGCGTGATGCGACGCGGCTGGCCCTTGATCCGTTGCAGCTTCAATTTCATGGTGAGGTTCGGGTCGATCAGCCGCGCGATGCGCGCGTGCTTGCCGTTCCACCCCCGGGCGTCGAACAGATAGCTGGCTATCCGCGACCACTTGTCCCGCAACTCAAGCACCCGGTCGCCGATCGCGGGGTGAAACCCGAAGCGGCCCCACAGCATCTGCAGATCGACCAGCACATTGCCGCCGACCGTGCAGCCTTGCGGCAGTCCGCAGGCCAGACATACCGAGTGGTCGATCTCGATTTTGCTGCCGCCGCGTTTCGCCGGCACGATGTGCACCGCGTGCTGCATCACGAACTGCGGTTCGTGCCGGCATTTGAACGGCCGGCATTTTGCCGGATAGGCCGGCGGCAGGTAGTGCACGGTGTAGGACAGCGGCGCGTTCATCGCTTCGCCCTCCATTGCGCGTCGGCGTCGGCGGCGGCTTCCTTGAAAATTTCGCGGCGGATAAGCGGTTCGTAGACCTGGTCCAGCGCGATAAACGTGCTGCCTTCGAGCGCCGCGTTGACGATCCGCACATCCGAGGTGACGGCGAGCAGCGCGATCAGGCGATGCGCCGGGATGTTGTGCTTCTCGTTGGCTGTGGAGGAATATTGATCCAGCATCTGCGGCGTGACGGTCTCGCCGAGATATTCCGACATCAGGGCCGCGGTTTCCTCGCGCGAGTGGCCGAACTCCCGGATGGCTTCGGCGACGGTGCGGGCGATGCGCCCTGCCACGCTGGCCGCGCGCACCCGCTCCGGCGAATAGCGCGGCACCACATCGGCCGGGCTGAATTCGCTGAAAGGCTCGGAGGTAACGGAATCGCGGCGCGTCATGTCCACGCCTCCGGCATTTCCATGATGATCCAGGGCTTGGCGTTGTCGCCGGTCTTGCAGACGACGCCGATATTGAGCAGCGCCATCACCAGTTCGGCGACCACGCGATCTTCCCAGGTTTTGGCCTGGTCGGGCTGACCCGAGGTGATCGGCGACATCAGCTGCAACGATTCGCCGGCGACGTAGCGCCCGGTGAAGAACCGGGGCTGGCCGTGTTCGGGTCGGGCGAGCGCGAACTTCATGGCCGGCCCTCGATCGAGGCCAGCGTAGGCGTTGGCGTCGCGCGCACCACGACGACGAGTTGGCGGGAATCGCGCGAGGCGGCGGAAAACAGCGCCAGTGAGAATCCGCACAATGCGAGCGTGGCGATCAGACATCTGGCGATGGCGGCGCGATCAGCGGGCATCGATACCCTCCATCCGCGCCAGCCACGCCGGCATCTTGACGGTGTAGCAATCTCCAGTGGCCGAAGAGCCGATCTCGATGTTGTCGTAAGACAGCACATGCTCGGCCTGGGTGGCGCGGTTGCGCACCACCATGTAAAAACGATTGACCGCGATCACGTCGGCGCTGATCTCGATATCGTCGTCGTAGTTGGGCCGGTCAAAAGTCATGCGCGGCCTCCGGCGAGACTCTGGCGCTGCGGCCGTGTCAGTTTCCGGTTGCGTTTCTGACTCGACGCTGTGCCGCGGTTGTGTCTACGCTGGCTGATCAGGTGGCCGCTGGCATCGAACCAGGCCGGCCACAGCTCATGGAGTTCAACGCCGAGTTTTTCTGAAATGATTTGATTGCAGCCGCGGCTCGGCTTTAGCAGCGCCGCCGACATCGACGAACGGGCCTTGTTATTTTGCAGGCCGAGGTCTTCCAGCGTGGTGCCCAGCTTGTGAAGGGCCGCTATGATGTCTTCGCGGTGCCAGCCGGGCATCGGATTCGCGACCTGTGTTTTGGAGGAAAGGCCGTTCCCCACGAGCGGCCATTTTCGGAAGCGCAGAACCAAGGATGTTTGGCCTAGAATGGACGGATATGTCTAAAAGTCAACCCGGAAGTGGGAAATCTAAAGCTGGTCACAGGACAGTTGCGTCCGAAACTGGCAAGAAAGCCCTTGATATCGGACGGATCAGGGCGCTGACGGAAGAATTAAATTTGCTGCCGCGGGACGCCGCTCTGCCGGATTGGACCGCTGTGTCGGTCGGGAATCGGCTGATGGCGGTGGCGCGGCTGATTCCCGCCGAGCGCCGGGAAAAGGTGTTGAAGAAGTCGATGAAGCAGCTCGCCCGCTACCAGTCCGGCACCGAAATCCCGATGCTTGTGGTGGCCGCAGCGGCGGCCGAAACCGGCATTCCGCTCAACTGGATCGTTACCGGCAAGGCGATGGAGCGGTTGCCGCCGGTGATCTACATCACGCCAGGCAACCACGACATGCCGGCGGACGTGCCGGTTCAGAAGCTGGCGTTCAAGGTCGCGGCCGGGTCCGGCGCCCTAATGCTCGACGACAGTTCGCAGCATCACTACGTGCCGCGCACCATCCTGCAATCGGCCGGGGTCGCGGTGCAGAACGCGCGGCTGCTGGAAGCCTCCGGCGAGAGCATGAAGACCACCATCAACGATGGCGACCTGTTGCTGGTCGATGTCTCGGCGGCGGCGACTTCGATCGTCGAGGGTAAGATTTACGTTTTCTCGCTCGGCAACGAGGCGTATGTAAAACGGCTGCGCCGGTCCGGCGGCACCGTGGTGATGATCTCGGATAATCGCGAGATGTTTCCGCCGGAGGAAGTGCCGGCACATCTGGAGATGCGGATCTACGGCCGGGTGATGTGGGCGGGGAGGAATTTGTGAAGATGATATTTCGATCCGCCATGGTGATGATGCTGGCCGCCACCTTCAGCGCCGGCGCGATGGCCCAGGACAGGGCGCCGGTCAAAGGCGACTATACGCGGATCGCTGCTTGCGTCTGGCGAGCGCTCGACGAACTGACACCCGGCAATATCCACTTGGTCGACCTCCGCGGAGAAGAGACCATCATCATCATCTTTGAAAGTCCGATCGCCGGAGGTGCGGTTCGCTCCATGAAGGCGAGTTTTTCTAATGAGGGTGCCGGCTTGACCTCGATCGAGATCGAGGGACCGCCGCCGGGTTATTGGCCGGGCAAGGTCCGCCCGATCGCTGAAGAGTGTTCTGCGCATCTGCCGGCGAAACTGGCGCGGCGAAAATGAGGAAAACGCCCGCCATGATCGTGATTGCCGCGCTCGCCCTATGTGCGACGCCGGCGCGTGCGGCGGATGATTCCGCGGTCGCGGTCTGTAACGGGATAGTCGACCGCGCCGCCGAATTTCTCCGCGCCGGCCAGGCCTGGCGCGCCCGCAAGCTGAAGCCTGAATTGGAGCGCTGCGGTCCCATCCTTAAAGCCGAGTTGGAACGCACCACGCGAGAGATCGTCAGGCGCCATGAGGACATGGTCAAACGCTCGAAAGGCCAGCCGATCTGAGGCCCGCCTCTACTGCTTTGCCGGAGTCCGGGTTGGAGTCCACCTTCGCCGCGCGAGCGCACGCCAGCCGATTCCGAAAACGCCGCTGCCGCAATCATTTCGCTAATTCGCGCCAACTCGGACTCACCCACCGCCGCGCCGGCCTTTCGAGTCCACCTTCACCAGCCGATCTTATATTTTAATGTGCTTTAAAGCCCGGCCCGCCGCCTCCCGTGCCAGGTGATCCTGCGCCGCCGCCCGCCGCCCGCCGCCCGCCGAAACCCTCGCAAGCCCGCGTGGTTCGCCTACTTCCCACGAAATCCCTGAAATTCCCGCTTGATCCCGGGGGTGTCATTCAAAATAGCGCGTCACATCACCTCGGCGACCGGGCTTTTTGCCACCGTCATCCCTGAAAAGCTTTCGCTTCCCAGGAACTTGACACCAGCGTCGGGGTGTCGGGCCCACACGTCTTCACCGTCCGCCTCAGGCGCGCTCGTCCGTCGCACCCTCGGCGTCCACCGCATCCCCGCCTCACGTCTGTGACGATCGCGAAACGCCCCCCATGGCGAGACGGGATGGTTAGGAATATAGACCTCCTTTGGAGATTCTGTAAATCAGAATATGTTTTGAAAGGGGCTTGACAGGATTTTGGGTGTTTTGCCCGTCGGGTTGATTTGTTGAATTGGCTCAGGAAATTGCGGCATTAGGTAGCAAGCTCACCTTGCAAGCTGTCGATTGATGCTGCCTGCCCGGCTTACATTCCCGTCATCAACGGGAGTCGAGAGCATGAACGCATTTGTATTGAGCGGGTTGGTTAAGCGCCGCGCCGAACTGGCGGGAGATATAGAAAACACTCACAACGCGCTGCGAAAAATGGTCCTAGACCTAGAGAATATCGATGCGACCATTTTGCAATTCGACCCGGATTTTAAGGTCGAGACGATTCAACCAAAGGCTTTTCGACCGCCAAAGGATTGGAGCAACCGGGGTCAGATGTCCCCGGATCATTCTCAGCATACTCCGCCAAGCCGCAGCGCCGCTCACCACGCGCGATATTGCGCTACAGCTTCTCATTGAGCGGGCCTTGGACAAGAGCGACCAACGGCTCCTGCGGCTCATGACAAAGCGTGTCGGGGTCGCGCTGCGGGGCCAGCGGGAGAACGGGGTTGTTCGGTGTGATCAGGGGCCGGGGCAGTACATGCTTTGGGAGATTTCGAGGGGCTTAAGGACGTAGCTAGATTGTGTCGGGAGCGCGTCACGCCTCATTATTAGGCAATCAGAGACTTTTTTTTAATCCAAACTCACCAACAATGGCGCGGCCCAAGCGGATTGCCTTCAGCACCCGGCCTTCGATCAGCACAACGAGCGCTGCTAACGCAGCCACTCCGAGCAAAATGGTGCTTACTTCGGCCATTTTGCGATTGTAGCCTAGGGTTGCAATCAAGGCAATGCGGTCTTTATGCGCCGCGCTGCCAATAGCCTTTCCACTGCCGGGAAACGGGGTGGGCAGAGGGCCGCATTCGCCATCGCCAGATAAAGCTCCCCGTTGCTTTCACGCCGGTTGTCCTCACGCCAGCCCATTTCAGCGGCATAGGCATTGAGGTATGGCCCGGCGATATGATGGTGCGTCCCGATTTCAGCGCGGCGAAGGCGAGAGAAAAACGACTCTGC